ACGAAAAAAATATATTCAAGTCTTGAAAAGCAAATTTATTTAACTTCGCCCCAATTTTTGTCATTGCCCAAATCGTTTATTTTTCGATAAGGCGTGGCACCAACATGGGACTTATCCTCGGCATTTTTACGCTGGTCTATAACACCACCGGGCTTTTCCATTTCATGATGAAAACGGTAATCGTGCCCGCTGGATTCGCTATTCCATCTATCTGTGCCGATTGGATTGCCGAACGTGAAATTCGGGCAACCTATAATTTCCTTTTTCTTCCTAGACTTGCATTTGGGGCATTTGCCCTTCTTTACATTCTGGTATTTCTCGGCCATAAGCGACCAAATATCATAAACACACTGACATTTTTTGCATTCAAATTCATAACGTGGAATAACACACCTCTTTTTTTTTGAAGGAAAATATTTTTTTGCTATTCTTCCTCTAATTTTCTCAACTTTTTGTAAACCTCATCTACACGCTCTAATTGAGCTTCGAGGCTCAGAAATTTCCACCAAAAAGACTTTTCACACATCGCTATGGCACGGGATAACAACTTGCGATTTAAGTCACGACTAACTATAGCAATTTGTGCGTGCTGAATTGCTTGTTCTTCTTCGGCAATCTTTTTGTATTCTTCAGGCGTCAAAATAGAATCTGGGTCGTTAAAAAAATTGTCAATATCATCTCGATCATTGTCATCATAATCAAATCTTCTCATGGTGATTATCCTCTCACAGCTAAAAATAAAGGTGTAGAATCCTTCCACAGTTCAGCCAAACGCCTTTCATTGGAACTCATGTCTACGTCCTCGTATTTCCAAATCGGCGTAATTGGATGAATCTCTTTATTTATCCATGAGCTTGTAACAAACTTTCCCCATCCATCTTCATATGTCATAAAAGTTTCAAAATCTTTCCCCTTAACGTCAAAAACCAATAACTTGTCGTAACGATCTACTGGTTCTGTCATTTCGGTTAAAAAAGTTGCTTTTGGCACAGAAAACGATTTGTTGAAAACGAAAACGTCCGACAATTCTCTAACTGCCACTACGTCGGGAGATAAGATTAAAAGAGGAAAAGAAAGGATATTTTTTTCAATGAAATATTTGGCATGAGACAAAGGGGTGTCTGTTTTTCGCAAAGCAAAAGGAACATCGCATCTTTTGGTCCAGTCAAATAACTGATGTTTCATCAAAAAACGATTGCAGACTACAGCCACCTTCGCTTCTGGAATATTTCGATAAAAGGAATACCACGCCAAAAAACTCATCCAATGATGACATGGCGTGTAATCGCATACGATGAGTATGCTGAGATTCTTCCCGGTATTTGTAATCATGCACTAATTGAGTAATCAGATTATTTTCCCTCACGGGAATAAATTTTCCCCGGTACTAGCATACCTGTATATGTGGAGCCAACAGACAGTTTGGCGGGTCTTACCGCACCACGGGAGATAATTTTGCCCGGAGTGTGACCACTGCCCGTGCCATACAGCTTCACAGTCTTCTTTTTGGCTTCTAGGAATTGACGGAAAGTCATCATACCGTATTTAGAGTGGAAAATTAAAATAATGGGACTAGGATATATACTATTATGATAACTTTTGAACAATTCATGAAAAGAAAACGGATCGTGGAACAAGGCGAAGCTCCACCCGAAATTATGAAAGCAGCCACTAATATCAGCAAAAAAAACAAATCTGCTGTAATTGGCGCTACTGCTCCGCAAGAATTACCAAATATTATGAAGGATAAAGCCGCTATGGATTTGGTAAAAGCAGATCCAAAGAATGCCGGAAAATTAGGTCAGGTACTCACTGGACTAGACGCCAAAGAAATTGAAAAACAACAACAATAGGAGAACTAACATGAAATGTTGCTTTTTAGGATCGTTTATGGGTGCCCTACTTGGCGTTGTAGCCAGCTTGGGACTCTGTTTTACTCTATTCTGCCCATGCTGTAAAGATGTCGGTTGTTGCAAAGATGTCGGTTGTTGCAAAGATGGTTGCTGTGTCTGCTGCAAAGACAAAGTTTGCAAGTGCTGCGATGACTGCAAATGCGGTACTGACTGCAAATGCACCGCTGACAAGAAATGCTGTGACGCCTGCAAATGCCCACAACACTGTGGCAACTGCTGCAAAAATGAAAAGTGCGAAAAATGTTGCTGTCACAAATAACACTTTTTTAACTCTTCCCATTTTTTAATTGCTCCTGTACTTGACAAATCTTCAAATTTAGGAGCAATATAAACTTTGTCCACCAAATCAGCCCCTACTACATTATGTACGCAATAAGGCTCGCCTTTGACAAGTACATCCGGCTTCAATTTTTTGATAAGCTCATACGGCGTGTCTTCTTCAAACGGCACAATATAATCAACACATTCAAGATTGGCCAAAACCGCCATACGGTTTGCCAAACTGTTAATGGGACGACCCGGCTTCAATCTGGCGACGGATTCATCCGTGTTCACCGCAACTACCAGCTTTTCTGCCTTTGATTTGGCAAATTTCAGAGTCTCAATATGCCCTCTATGCAATATATCAAAACATCCATTTGTAAAACAAAGACTGTAATCTCTGGGTAAATCGGGAGAAACATACTTGGCTTCTTGGGGAGCATGTTTCCGTAAAATCTTCTGAACAGTAATGGGCGAATTGTGCTTTTCTTGCACATATAAAGCACCCATCTCGAAGGCGATTTCGGCAACTTCATGAGGCATAAAATTGTGAGCCATCGCCATAGCTGTAAATGCCATGAAACAATCGCCAGCACCAATTACGCTATTCGGAGAATCATTTGTTTCTTTTGTAGTATATTCAAAATTCTTTGAGTAAACACCCTTTCTGCCCAGAGTTATCATAACCTCTTTGGCTTCTGTAATTTGTTTAATCAAATCATATTGTTCTTCCAAATGTCGTTCGCCAGTCAATGCGCAGGCTTCGCTGTAATTCGGCTTAATTAGGTCATAACCTCGCCAGTGAATCAAGCTTTTCTTGGGGTCAACGATTTTGTAACGAGTGTTGCAAAAGCCTTTGAAATAGCCGCAAACCTCTTCGTTAAAAAAACCTTTGTCATAATCCGAGAAAATCAACACATCAAAGAATATGTCTGAGGCTCCCAAATCACGACGAATCTGCGGCCAAATCTCATGAGATGTATACGGCATTTCTACATCCCAACGATAGGTCGGAAAATCATCGCTGTAAAAACGTTTCTTTCTGGGGAGGGGCTTGTCGAGATTCCCGCAAAACCGTGTGTTAATTCCATGATTGCGGAAAACACGGTCGGCCTCTGGGTCAGTGACACTGATAAGGTATGTGTCTACATTGAAATGCTTGAATTGGTAGGCAACATTAGCCGCACCACCGGGCAAACTATAATCAGGATTTGACGTGGTTGAATGCATCACCGGAATGGGAAATTCCGGTGATATTTTCTTTACGTTGACGTAGTAATACTCGTCAACCATCGCATCGCCAACCACACCAACTGTTATTCTTTTATGTTTATTTCTTTTCAGAAATTCTGTAAAGAGATTCATAAAAAACTCCTATGGGCTTAGCCTATAGGAGTTTCGCATTATCTATTTTGGGTTCTATTGGCTCGCAAATTTAACTTATTAGCAGTTTTACGATATTCATCCACATCTACTTCCCCGATTTCTCCAAACCCGCCGATAAAATAAATGGATTCTATATCAAGAACGTAAAAGTTGAAGTCGCCAAAGTCAATAAATTCCTTGGCATCGGGATGTTCGGCCAGATAATTCTTCTTTAATTTCTTTACACTTTTCTCATCCGTAATCTTTACGAACTTGCCAGACAAAGTAACTCTGGCACCATTAAACATGTTCCCATCCTTGTCAGGCTGAAATACCATAACGCTGACGTTTGGATTTTTGTTGATATTATTGGTGTGAACTGCCAAATCAGAAATAAAGACATATGGAGCGCCCGCATAGGTCTTGCAACAAGAGGATTTTACCAAAGCGAATGGCATAACCGATCCGTAAGGTTTCGGCTTTACATTTTTCTTTGATTCGGCAATGGTAGAAACCATGCCAACCTTATGCTTTTGCATCATCTTAAACGCCTGAACAGCGTAAGATTCATCTTCTTTTTTGTCGGCGGAAAACATAGCGGCCCCCATCAAACAAACAGCAATATACGAGAACATAAAAAAACACTCCTAAAGAGAACCTTTTCTAAAGGAGTGTAATTTGAAAAATTTCGCACGGGGAGGTTGGGTTTAATCTATATAGTGGCTCGCATACTGCCAGTGGGTTTCATGCCGGGACTGGCTCGCAGGGAAGTCTTGGGTTTAACGTATCTATTGGCTCGCATGTATTCCGTGGATTTCATTTCGACCTTGGCTCGCAAACAAGCTGTGGATTTCATTTCCGGGGTGGCTCGCACATACGTGATGGGTTACAAGAATCGGATGGCTCGCACTTACCTGTTGGATTTCACCGGCGCTCTGGCTCGCATTTCCACATTGGGTTTCACGCAGTATCTGGCTCGCAGCATCGGCCTTGGGTTTAACGTATCTATTGGCTCGCAGGCTTCGGATGGGTTTCAGCTTTCCTTTGGCTCGCACGAATACTATGGATTTCATTCGGGCGTTGGCTCGCACATTCGTGATGGGTTACAAGCATCGGATGGCTCGCACTTACCTGTTGGATTACACGCACCCGGTTGGCTTATTCCAATTGGGCACTTCAATATAATCACAGTGACCACCATGTTCAAGAACCCAAGGCTGGGAAACCGACAATCCAGCTTGAGTTCTGGCGACAACCCAATAATGTTGCAAAAATATTTTAGCGGTCTTGCGAATTGCTCGGTTGTGTGCATGTCCAAGTGAAATACCACGAGAAACTTGCAATGCTTTTTCTTTGTCGTAAATATCCCGATAGATTGGTGTTCTATGTTTAATAAACATATCTACAACATTGTACATCAACGAACGAATTTTGCCCGCCCAATTATTTGGCTGGCCTTTAGTTTTCTTTTGAACCTTACCATCATAAACACCATATCCTGAATAAGCCCATAATGCAGAAACAGTATTGAATCGCTCAATATCACCAATTAAAGCGACCAGCCCACCGGCAATAGCAGGTCCGATGCCTTTGATCTTCAACAACCATTCATTATAAATAGGCTCTTCCTTGAGTTTTGTTTCAACGGCCTTTAATAGCTGTTTTTCGGCTTTTTCAAAAGTCTTAAAAAATTCACCCAATACAGGGTTATCTTCTTCGATAAATAATCTGTTGTTTGTGCGAATGCGAACTTCTTGAAAATCTTTGAAAGTAGCATAAGCACAAGATAGAACTGAGGGAAGCCTAAACGGACGGAACAACTCCGGGCGGGTTTTCGACAGCGCCCAAATTACTCGCACATCATTTTCGTCAGTTTTTTCAAAGTCAGGCTTGTGATTTTTCTGCACTTGCTCTCGTGCTTTGGCGGTATCATTAGGCTTACAACGAAGAACTTTCGCACCAACATCCAAAAACTTTTTTGCGTATTTGGCGGGCATGTTCTCCGTCCAAATCACAATTTCAGGAGAAGGATCGGGCAAAGTTTTCGTAATCTTTTTGCCATCAGTCACAGCCAACTTGTCTGTTTTGTGTGACCAATCCACAGCATAATTTTTAACGTCGTCCATAAATCCTCCAAGCAAAATATCGTTTTGATTATTTATACAAAATCAATCTCCGACAATCAATCCCAACAAAGCGGCCTTTTCTTTCCACTCTGCTCGTTCTCGTTTATTCTCTGATTCAATCTGGGGTGCAGTACCTTCAACATTCCAGCCAACGTATCGCCGCAAAGCTTCTAATTCGAGTCGAGTAAACTTTTTGGCCCCTCGGTGGTCGTGATAATCGTCCCACGCTTCAACGGCCCAAGGAACGATAGGAGTAATCAAACCCAGCATCGCATCAGCAAATACACGAATTTCCCATTGAGCGTGCTTGTCGCATCGCAGACCAAGGAAGTGGAATAAATTGTGCAAATCAATCTTCCAATACCACTCGGTATAAAGATTGACAGGAAGAATCATACGAGACTGTTCACGAGCAACGCCGTTGTTCAAACCCTGCTCGTATGCTTGATAGGATTTAAGGCATATTTCATCTAAATTAGCAAGAAATCCTTGAGCGTCTATGTTCTCAATTTTGCCTTCACTTCCTTGCTTATTTGTTTTTGATTGCTGTCGGACGTTATCCAAATCTGGCTTATAAAACTCGTCCTTCATGACCGAATATCGTCCGCTATATTCATTGATATTTGCAGTTCTGTGACGCACTGCTTGTCTGGCTATAAAAATTGGCATTTTCATATGAAATTTGAATTCAACCATCTCGAATGGCGTAGTGTGAACATGCCGCATCAAATATCGAATCAATCCACGGTCTTCGTTAAATGACTTTGTGCCATCGCCATATGACACTCGTGCCGCTTGAACAATGGCATAATCAGAAGTTTTTTGTGATTCTGGAACCATCCGTGGCATAACATCAATCAATGTAACATGCCCATGATCTAAACACTTAATTGTTTTCTCTGGTACGTTGTTCATTACATCGTAAAGCATAGTCTTCTCTCAAATGGTAAGTGCCGGAAACTTTGTCAAATACAATTATGCTTATGTTGATCGCCCTCTTGATACCACATCTTAGGCACAGAATAGCAAGTAAAGCAGATTTGATCGACTTTTCTGAGAAACAAAAAAGGCTCTGCCATGCGGACAGCAACATCTATGGGTTGATGACAAATAGGACAAGTATCGCCAGATATTTTCTCTTTAGCCATGTCCCGCATTATAAAGAAAGCAATGCAGGGAGTAAAGCTCGATTACTGCCAGCCAGACTTATTTTTGCTTGGCAATCCATATTTGTTCACTTTTTGGAGCCACGACCCAAACCTCTGCAAACGATTTGGTCCTTGCGGCTGTTGTTGCGGCTGTTGTTGCGGCTGTTGTTGAGACATACCTCCCGCTGCACCGCCTACGGCAGCGCCTATGGCAGCGCCGGGAACATTGGAATAAGTCAATGTCGTTTGTATTTGTATTGGTGCATCAGGCTGTCCGTAACTAATTGGCTTAAAATCTTGGACTGTTACTCCCACTTCTTCCAGTTGTTGTCTTAATTGTTCGTGGGCCATTCGCAAGACTTCTTCTGCTCCCTGTCCGGGTTGTGGCGTAATAGTCGCATGTACCTGAAGAACCATCATGCCCGGATGCGGCCCCTCAACAGGCTGCGAGGTAGTAAAAGAGCTAAATATATCTGAATTATTCAATTCATCATTTACCGTTTTCAACAAATCTCCCCCATTCATTAGAATGGCAGTATCAGTCACATCGTCGCCATCATAATCTCCCTGCACAGTATCGCCTAGCGATTTGCCAGTGGTTGAATAAATATCTTCGCCAGTAACACTATAACTACCATCTGCATTTGCGGTCACTTCCGGTTTGAAATTCTGTTGGAGCCATTCCATATCATTTTCAGGAACAGTGCCTGAATCTCGAACGGCATCGACGGCTGTTGTCGCCACAACATCTGTTCCTTGAGTAAGCGCATTAACCGCCGAACCAACACCCGCTCCAACTGCTGCACCTACGGCCATTAAAAATGCAGTTTTAGCAATTGACAATTTATTTTCTTTAGCAAACTTCGACAATGCCGAGTAGGAACTTTTAATCAAATTAGATATGTTAGCTGAATATTTTGCAGTCTTACCAGAAACGTAACCAGCACCTTTGCCTATGGCCCCGCCAAGTCGATCTGCACCTTTTTCATTCCACCATGTTCTCGCTTGAGTAAATTTATCGCCCAACCAACTTTCTTCATACATTTCAACCGCCGCCAAATATTCTCTAAATCCCATTCCAGAATTTAAGTTCCATGCCAGTTGGGGCTGAGGCTGGGGCTGAAGCTGTTGTTGAGGTTGTTGCCAACCCATTTTTTGTGCGCCTGCATCAAATGCCTTACCCGCAATTTTGTTAATTGGCTTTCTAACAAAATACATTAAGGCAGCAAATGGAATAGCTGTTGGTCCCCCAACGATTCCAGCAGCTACGATGGCCGTAGCAAGTGGCAACGGAATGCCAACTTTCTTGGAGTATTTTTGAGCGATACTTCCGGCTTGTTTAATAGCCGGGATAGCTTTTTGAGCATACTTTTGCAAATCTTGTTCATTTTCCTGCGACCCTCTAGCTTGGTCATATTTTGATTGAAACCCTTGTTTCAAAGAATCAAAAAAACCTTCGTCTATTTGTTGCGAATAATCACTCAATGTGTAATTTAATGTCATTTATCCTTCTTTTTCTTATCTTCGTCAGAATCAGCTACCAACAATTTAGGGGCTGAACGAGTAACTGGTCCGCCCATAATTGGACGTGCAAATACGGCAACAGCATTAGTTCCTGTGCCGACTTCTTGTAATTGAAACCATTCTTTAAAAGACAATTTACATTGGGGGTGGTGCAGCACCTGCTCCTCCTGCGGCTCCTGCGGGTGGAGTCCATCCTGTTGTTAAAAATTGAATGAGGTCTTTTCTGCTAAGATGATACCGACCTTCATCTGGCATACCTTTGTTGAGTTTGTTGCCTTTCAAATAGCTTCTGTCATGTTTTTGGGGTTTAAGTCGAATATCAGCACCATCTGGCGTCAGTGTGCCGGGGACTACTTCCCAAGCGGACAATTTATAAAGTATCTCCTTGCCGGGTTTTCCCAAAGAAAAATGGGAAGAAACCCACGGCTGGGCTGAAATCATTTTTGCTACATCTTTCCATCCAATGCCAAATTCATCCCCTAAAGCGGAAAAATAGTCTTCCGATTGAGGGTCGGTATCAGATTCACCTTCCCCTTTTTCGGCCCGCTTTTGAGGGTCTAAATCCATTTCCTCGAAAAAATGTTTAAAGCCAGTCAGTAAATACTTCATGCTTTTATATAGAACACACAAGGTTAAATATGTTACCATTCCAGAAGGACAATAGTAAAAGGAAATGGATGTGCTTTGTTTGTGGGAGAGAATTCGAGGAATACGAACCCTACAAAGCACATATCATTGAAAATCATGAAGAGGGGCGAGAATACGTCTTATGCCCTTTAGCTCGTTGTGGGGCACCCGTTCGGGATTTAAGGCTACACTTTAAAGCCAAGCACCCCTCTGAAAAAGAAGTCCCCAAGATCGGGCAAATGAAAGCTCTGATATGGAAAGACCACAGCACTCGCACGGGTAAAATGAAACAAAGGAAACCAAAATTCCGAGAAGGATATTTAATTTCCTCAAAAAACGGCGGCAAAGAAATGCATTACCGTAGTGGATATGAATGCGAAGTATATGAATGCTTGGAATATCTGCCCGAAGTCGTAAAATACGATGTAGAACCATTCAAAGTTCAGTATTTTTTCGAGGGCGAAACGCACGAATATAACCCAGATTTAAGTGTCTTATTTAATGATGGCCATGTAGAAATATGGGAAATTAAACCAGCCAATCAAACCTCATTACCAAGGAACACAGCGAAATGGACAGCCTGCCAACAACATTGCGAAGCGAGGGGATGGAATTTTATGGTAATGACCGAGAAGGGGATCGGGAAACTAAAAATGGCAGCGAAGGAAATGAGAAAGCCCTAGAAATTCTGGATGAACAAATCTTCTACAAACAAGGCTGTTTTGAAAAAGGAAGAAGATGGATTAAAGGGTGTCATCCAGAATTAGGCGTACTCGTACATGGATGGTCAGGCTGGGAAACTGTTCAAGATTTTGACAGAATCCGGCCTATGCATACATTTGAAGTACACGAGAAATAAACGAAGGAATAGCAACTCTACACTGTTTGCGATTCACTTGTTTCCAACGACCACCTTTGTTTTCTAAGTGTGGCACATGCCTGTATGCAATGCGATAAAAATCTTGTAATTCCCATTCGCCATTTTCATTGCACCATTTCCTTAAACGATAACATTCACTTGCTGGCATCGTAAAATTCGGAGTTGAACGTACCGGATAGTGACCACAATACTCTTTGCCAGAGTGGTTTTGTGCAGCCAACAAACATCGACCATCTATTATCAACATATCACTAAATAATTTGTTAAACATTAAAATTATTGATTTGTAATATTTCAATTTTCTAGCTTCTACATCGACACCTTGAGACACAAAACCAAAATTTCTATTGCTTTTAACTGCGGCCTCGATGAAAAATATCTGTTTGAAAATCTCCAACCTTAAATCTGATTTATCATAATCAATGAAACCATTTTCCCTATCATTGTCAAATATTGAACATTCTGGGTCTATAGAGAAAAAATCTCGAACATAACCTCTGCCCATAAGATCATATTCTTCTGATCTTTCTGAGTTAAAGTTTGCACAAAGAATGCCATTTTTTAAATAAGTTCCCATTTAATCTCCGACGTATAGGACTTCATCTTTAATTTTGTGATAATGCCAAGAACATTTCTTGTCTTTGTTAAAGCCAAGAATTTTGCCACAATAGTTGGGGAAATTACAAATCCAAACTTCGTAACCCCAACCTTTTTTGACGTAATTACATGGTTGAATCAGAATATTTGTATTTGACATAGGGAATCAACAACCTATCCAGTTTAGAATAAAAATCTGCAGGCGTTCCATCATTTATCAAAAAGTAATGATAAAACTCAGAACCTTTGGGACCATCTACATCGTGGTCGATAAGACCCTCTTTCTGTGTTTGAACGCACCATTCAATAATTGGCTTGATTTGTGATTCAGATGGATTAGGATCATCATTCAAATATCCGGGCCGATAAAGAACAACATTAATTCCGCCTTTGTTGTGTGCATGACGTGCTTCATTGATATATCTGGAATCAGATATTACCAATTGTTTAGATTCATCTCGCAAAGCAACCTCAATCCATATATCGCCTTTAATTTGTCGGAAACCATCTCCAATAAATTGAAGGCTTTTACGGACATTCATCAACATGCCGGGTGGAGGCTCTGGATTTCTTTTCCAGTCCTCGATGAACTTTCTATCCACCCCAAAAGCATCGCAATATACATTCTTGACGGCATTGGCAAATGCTCCACGTTCCCATTGCCCCATATTTAACTTATTGAGTTTGGGACAAATATAGTCCGCAGCCACATCTTTTCCCATGCCTAATTGAGCAGAAAAAGAAACTATTTTCATTTCAACGACTCCGATCAGAAAGAAACTATAATAACGTGGTCTATTTTAGCTTTATGATGTAGTTAAATCAATATCGGAGATAAAATGAAAGAGAAAAAACCAGTAGAAGAAATCTGCGGCAACTGCTTGCTATACAGCCCACATAAAAAGGAATGCAAAGTCGCCGTGCTTGTTGAGGGCAAAGAATATCACATGCCCGTATTCCCCAGAGACAAATGCCACATGGAAGAATTGGGCATAGAAGTCAAACAAGTTAGATGGTGGGTCGAAGACAAAGAAGGCAAACCCACCGCTGGCAACGGCACTGTAAAGATTGAATATCCAGCAGGATTTTTTAATGATGAGGTAAACAACTAATGGCTTGCAATCCTCCATATTGCAACGGCACAGGTTCTTATTGTGGATGCAATTGTAACTGCTGCCCGCCAGATGGATGCTGCACCAAAGTGACTTTAACTTTTGAGTGCGGAACGTCGTACTCCATTTGGGAAGGGGGCAACCCAAATGAAGGTTGCGAGTGCAACCCCGAAGTATACCTAGGCGATCTCGGCATGTGGGCCGGATTAAAATTGGCAGAAGGACATATAGGAGTCCCATTCCCCAATTTTAATTCCGAAAACGAGGGCGACGACGAATTTGTCTGGTCCCTTCAGGGATGCTCCATACCTTGTGAAACAGTAAAAGTACATGTAACCACATCGGGATGTTGCCTTCAATTATCTGGGGATGATAATGACTGGCTCAAAACCATCGTCGCTGTAGGCGGGGGCACTGTGACTGCGGTTTTCGACGACGGCTCGACACAAGGTACCCCCTACACACCTTGTGGCGTACAAATGACTTTTGTAAATGGAGCACAAGGTAGTTATGTTGTCGCAAACCCTGGCATTTGCGAAGACATAGACGTTGACCTTTCACCGGGCATGGCCTGCTGTGTTTGCTGTCTCGTAAAAACAGAATGTGCAAATGCTCTATTCGCTCCAATTATTTTTAGACAAAAAAATATTCAAGCCGGTACAAATAAAAACTATCTCAACAAAAAAAATTTGTTGGAAAGGGTTCGTAACTTACGCAGACGTAAGTGACAATTTATTTGCTTCATCCAACATTGCCTTAATAACATCTTGTTTCAGATTGAGCAGCTTGCGAAGTTTTTCTTCTGAAACATCTGCGAACTCTTCCGCAGACTTAATTCCATAATCAAACAACTTCTTTGCCCGAACCTTTCCGATATTCGGAATGCGACAAAGATTGACCAAATATGCCGGTACACCGTTACGGATTCTATCTTCAAGCGTATAAAGATAGCCTGATTGTTCCCATTTGCCACTCATTGAATCAAGTGCCAATAACACCTGCGAAAGTCTGGGATAATCAAACTGGAAATTTCTTTGTATGGCTGCCAGATTCGCACTGTTATTACCCGATAACAAATTGAAGTAACAGTAGCCAGCTTTGATGACGGGATCGGGATAGGTGTAATTGACTCCCGAAAGATTTCTGACCCTGTTGGCGAACAAGCTCATTTCTTCTTTCTCGGCTCTCGATACAATATTTGAACGATTCGTATCTGTATTTGCCAAAGCCATTGCCAAGAAATAGTCGTTGTCTTGCTGATTATTCGCAAACAATCGCCAGAAGTTATTTCTCAAATCGGCAACGTCGAATGGCGAAAAATAAAACATGCTGGCAATCATGCCAACAGACGTAATTTTCCAAGTGTCATCTTCAAACTTGAGACAACCCTTATCCTTCAACAATTCCAAAGTATCATCTACCACACGTTCATGCAAATTTTTGTCTTGGAAGTAAGCCAACGACCTTTCATACCAGCGGTGAACATCGTCATTGGTCTTGATATATCCGTGATGAATTTCGCTGACCAAGTGGAAGGCCAATACCTTGTGATGTTCTCCTTCCCTCTCCAATAGCTGCGATTCAATCTTTTGTGGTTTCTGTAGTTTCTTTCGCCACAATTCTTCTTGGGATTCGGGGACCAGAATATACGCATCGCCAGCCGGATCAATTCCAAGACGGCCAGAGCGTCCAACCATTTGAGTGATGTTGTATGTTTCGACTTCTTGAATACCTCTGTGAACACCAAGAATAATCACCCGGCGAGCAGGAAGGTTCAGCCCCCAAGCTAATGTTGGAGTGGCCACAATGACTCTCAATTTGGGATCAGTACGGAAACTACGTTCGAGATTAACTCGACTTTCTTTGTCTAAATCAGCATTATGAAATTCTGCTTTGATCCCGGCCCCTCGCAGGGAAGTCTTCATCATCTCGCCGGTACGCTTAGTATGTGCAAATACAAGGAACTTATCATCTGAATACCAGTCGCCAATAATTTCCAATGCCTTCCCAACTTTGTTTTTTTCGATTTGATCGTATCGTCTGGGCGAGTCATCGTATATTTCGTAGTGAATATTCAATGGCACTGGACGATATTCAGAATTTAGAACATAGGTTTGCTTCTTGGTCAAAGAATATGAAACCCACTCTGCAATTTGATCGACGTTCGGCATAGTAGCTGAGAGCAAAACGATCCTTGCTTTGGGATTGATTTCCGTAAACTTCATCAATCCAACTTCCAAGTGATCGCCACGACCCGGCACCGTCAAAAGGTGGCAATTGTGAACCAAAACACCATCAGCAAAAAAATTGTTGTGATCTTCAATTTCTAAATCACAACACCATGATTCCTCTGAATCCAAATCCTCGTTCGTTCGTACATTTTGTCCCATTTGTGACGACATTCCTTGTTCTTGCACAAAATAACATGACGTGGCATATGAATATCTCGACGATTCGCAAGAAATTTCTGACCACACATTGAACAGAATATTTGCTCCATCTTCGGCAACACTTTGTACTCCATACTTGGAATCACAAAATGTCGAATTAAATTTTGAAATTTGTCTCTCCCCTCCGCTGAGAATCGAATTTGCCAATATTTTCTCGTCAAATATGGATTGGATGGCACTTTCCACCTTTTTTGAAGCCAATCCGACAACATCTTCACTTCCATTCGAGAAAATCCTTCTGTGTGTATTGACATTTGACTTGAACCTTGACTCCCATCGTCCATGTACCATACTGCCAACGCAATCGGATCGTTGATCTCTTCTAGCCAACGAGAGTTCACCGTCTTCTTCCCATTTGGGTAACATAAAGCATGAATTTTCAATATCTCTTCTGTCGAAAGAGTATTGAATCGGCAAACCTCTTTGCCGTAACCTCCGTTTGGCTTTATTTTGGGCGGCGTGCCAACCAGTCTCTTCAACTCGTTGTACTTCCACTCTACAAAAGCCCTTTGGACAGACGATTGTTGAATCCTTAATCTCGCCGATTTTCCGTGGGGTAGCCGAGAGATTGATCCGTCTCCTAGCAACGTACCCAAAATCACCTGTCTCTCTCTTTGAGTTAGTTCTTCGCACATATAAAATATCACCAAACTTTATGTTTTTAGAAGGAACATAACCACGACCTTCACACCAAACCAAATGATTGTGTGTCACAGAAATGTTTCCACCTTCATAATATATAGTGCGCCACCTTCTTTTTAAGAGTTTTTTCTGTCTTGCTACAATTTTTTTGTATTCGACCAACCCTGAGTTATGATTAAATGAAGCTACTTTCACATCAAGATTTTGGTCAATTATTTCCCCAATTGAAATTAGACCTTTATCTGTATCAATGAGAGCAGATGGAGGCAAGCACTCGTCAACCACCAAAGTTCCAACATCGAGCAGCCAGTTGTTTTGTTCAGATTTGAAATTTCGGGAGCGGTGATTAAGCATTTCAGAAGTCATGATAATCATATCAGCTTCTGAAAGTTCTTTGGATCGCTCTTTAGTGAGTCGATAATCGCCCGTACAAATAGAAATCTTCAAGTCTTTGAAGTGATATTGAAGATCAGTCCATTGGTCAATTTTCTCTTGAGCCAAGGCACGGAGCGGAGCGAGAAACATTCCCTTTCCGCCACGCTTACGAATTTCGTGGGCCAAAAACATTTCGGCCACAACAGTCTTTCCGGAACTAGTGCGAGCAGCAATTAAAGTATTGGCATCTTCTTTGTAATAATCAAAAACCCGGCTCTGCACCGGGTTGAAATTCTCGAAGGCCCATGCGGCCAAAGGGTATTCTTGAGATGGCACCAATTCATTTTGATCGGAAACCTTATCAATTGGAGGCATATTTTCACCTTTGGGTTTACTTTTTGTCTTCTGCGTCATCGGCCTCCAACATAACAATTTCATCAGAAAAAACAATACTAATTCGGTTCTGCTCAAACATATTTAGAAGTCCCGCCGCCAAATCATAAGCAAATTGACGAATCACAAAATCGGCTTTGGGATGTCGTGGGTAATTAATCACAGCGATTTCCCAGCCAGGCTCGTGATAATCTTGCCATACATATGCAGTAGGAGTAATTCGCACGGGGTTGGAAGATTCCGTCCCCCGTGCGAGTTGAAATTCCCCCACATACGCACGCACATCAGCATACGAAAAGGCATCTCCGTTGTATTTACGCCGGGAGCCAATGTAGATGCGTGCTTCGTTAAATGGCACAGATTTTATACTGTGTTTTTTCAAGCAGCCCCTTCATTCCGCTTCTTATATTCTTTACCAACAAAATCACTAATCATATCGATCATATCATAAAGTTCTGTAGAAGAAACAGCCGAAGAAAACCATTTGTCCATTTCTTTGGTCAAACCCATAAAATTCAGGGAATCGGCCAAGTCGCCGGACATTCTTTCGTTCAGAGAGCAGTAAAGTTTCTTGAGGTTGTCTTCAGAAAGCCGAGTGCAATACTCTTTTAGATAAATTTCTAGCTTTTTCATCGCAATGTCCTTTTTAGGAACAAAAGTATGGATCAATTAAATGGACTCATAGATACTGAAAAATTAGAGGAGCTTTTGATCGCAAAATGGTCACAGTTCATCAACGTCTCCAAACTGTTTGAGTTTATCGAAACTAATATAAAAGTACGTAAAAATTCCTTCGGTATAATCAATGATACCACCATGAAGATGAAAGGCAAGCAACTTATGCTCTCCCGATTTCAATTAACGGCACAGGGCTTCCTTGTTTGGGTAGAATTTACCGTGCCAGTGGATAATGGTATGGCCACCGGCACGACGGAACTTCTCATTACAACCAAAGGAATTGTATCCCATGTGCAAACACTGGGCAATATTTATTTTGGAAATAATTCAAATAACGTCTAATCTCCTAACTTGCTCGCCATTTTGGTCAACAAACTGGTCTTCTAGCACAAGGACATTTTTTTCGTCATTAAATCTGAGGCCCAAATTATAAGAATCAATACTGGTAGAACGACCGCCTCTGCTTGTGATGACCCAACAATAATCGTCCTTTTTAACAATCTCACCATCGTTACCTTCTTGAGTAATTCCAATTTCTAGAATTACGCCGTCCGGCAAAAGAAGCTCGATTTGGCCATGTTTCATTAGATGTGTGACTAACAAAGATTGGATTTTATTCTTATTCATTTGGACCTCTTCGTTATAAAGTTAGGAGCAATTTAACATTGCTCATGTCGTATATAGTGATAAGGATTTTTGATTTGAAAGAAGAAATATAATGCTGACAATATCATTTAGATTATTTTTAGAAAGCGAATCTGCTGTGGAACTAAAAGCAAAAATACTTGCCAGCGACTTCCTGCGTAGCATCAGAAACGCTGGCGGTGAGATATATTTCGTTGGTGGAGCAGTCCGAGACTTACACCTAAATCGCCCATCCAAAGATATTGACGCTATGGTTAAAGGCATACCACTTCAGACTTTGGCTACGATCTTGGCCCAGCACGGGAAAGTCAATGAAGTCGGCCAATCCTTTGGAATCATCAAATTTTCACCGAATGAATTCCCCGTCTCCGAGCCTTTGGACATCGCCATTCCTCGCACTGAAAGACCGATGACACCAGATGAAAAGGAACAATATAAAACCACATATGGTAAGTATCCATCGTCTTATCAAGCCTTCATAACCAACTCAAATCACAGTCTTGGTGTCGAAGAAGATTTGAAACGAAGAGACTTCACAATCAATGCGATGGCCCAAGACCAACATGGCAATTTGATCGACCCGCACGGTGGCATGGAAGATATAAAAAACAAACAAATCAAGATGGTCGATCCCAAAGCATTCTCTCAAGACCCTTTGAGAATGTTGCGTGCTGTACAATTTGCGGCCAGATTTGGTTTTGATATAGAACCAGCAACTTTTGAGGAAATCAGGAAAAATGTTGATCTAATTTCTGGAATACCGGGCGAGAGAGTCCTTACCGAAATTGAAAAAATTGTCTCAAAAGGCAATCAATTTATCGGTGCCAAATTACTTTGCAAAACTTCTTTGTGGCAAGAAATCACCAAATTACAATGCAAAAATTTTGGGCCAAAAGCTGCTCTTTTTGAAAAAAGTAAAAGCATCTCTGAATTTATGTTCTTAATGCTTTACGGAGTCACCAATTTTGAAGGTGCGTCCAAAATCTGCAATAAATTGAAATGCGAAAATGTAACGATAAAACAATTGAAGGCACTATATCTTGCTTGGGAAGAACGAGATAGCCCTAAATCCCTAAAGGATATAGCCCAGGCCATTCGCCCATATATGACTGTCTTTAGGATGAAGAAAATTCATCCCACTTCATTAGAACTCAAGGTATTGCCGAATGAAATTTTGGAAGCCCTCGCTTCATCTATGCCAAAAAGTCATGGTGAATTAGAAATCGACGGGAACGACCTAATATTGCTGGGATTCAAGGGACCGGAAATTAAAAAGGCTCTTGATGTGATAATCGGAAAAATATTCTCTGGTGAATTACAGAACTCTAAAGATGAAATTGTGCAATTCATCCAGACTAAAAGGATAGAAATCAGCCAAGCAATAGCCAGTGCCGAAACAGATGCCTATATGCGGTTCATGAGTTTTCAGAAGTCTAAAAAATATGGACCTGCATAGAAAGCATGTAAGAATATTTTGTCCCCTCGAAATTGCAATTCTCAACTGGGGTGTCAAAGGGAAATTCTATAGGTCGCCCTGTACGATCAACGTATACTGTCCACACATAAATCTTGCGACCTTCTTTATAAATTTCCACTAAAGAAAGATTATGTCCTCCCAAAAATTTTTTTGCCAATTTAACGGCGATGTTGAATGGTATGAATGGACAGTACTGAGCGTATATCTGCAACGTCTCGGCAAAATATTCGTCAAAGTCAGATTTTTGATAATAAAGGTCAATGTTATATCCATCAACCACTACACTCTTTTTTTTGAAAAACAAAAGCTCATCTTCTTGGCCCAAAGATGGCGTAACAGACTTAGGATAATTATACGGAATAAGTGTCTCGCCAACGCTACGCATTGATTCCACGATCTCATCCAACGGGCTTTGTTCAAACATATAGCCTTTCTCCTATCAAGGTATATAGTTTAGATTCTGAAGTTATCGGAATATATCTGCTCTTCTGTTCGTTCAATCTCATGGCGAACTTGGGAAGAAAGAGAAACCGTTTCTTGCCATGCCTTGAACCTTGCCTTGTCGCTCATCACGCCCGGCAAATTAGCGTTCAAAGTGTTTTGAAGCAATTTAGACAAAAACCACGAACGTGTCTGAGACAAACCTTCGGAAAGTTCGTATTGGTTTGGCAAGAAACCTAAATGCTCAAAAACCTGAATTGGATCTAGCCATTGATAGCCTGACCATGAATTATTTTTTTCGTAATTTTCCGGCATCCTTCTCGCCACACATCTTTCTACGAAATGCAATAAAAGACGAGTCCAATTTTTGACAACCAAAGAATCTTTGCAAGCACTGTAGTCCATAATTCGGAATTCAACAGAGCTTCTTTTCTTTCTGTAAATGTGATAGGAATTTGCTGAATAATATTTGTATTCCCCCAAGTTTCGGATCAAAGCTGCCATAGGCATAAACCCATCTTCAATTTCATTCATAAAATCGGCAAGGCCAATGAACTGACAATAACGATTTCTTTTTCGAGAACGGGGAACAGAATCCATAAAGACAGGCTCACATTTAATCCACCAAGTCAAAATCGTGGCAACCTGTTCCAAGGAAAGATCGGCCACTTCAATGTGAATATGCAAAGAACAGCGTTCATCGACCAATACTTTTGGGTCTAAAGCGAAACCATCTATGACTTTACACACCTTTTTAAGATCGTGCCACCCCTTGCAAACCGGCGTGCAAACCTCCATTCCGCAACTGGCATCAGGCTTGATAACCCACTGTTCATTGTTGTGGTCATTGCCCCACTTATGAATGAGGACGTTTTCGTTTACTGTTTTTTGGACTAAATTACCTATATAATGTATCCCTTCGGGCAATTTACCATTCTCATGCCCAATCGGTCGATTCCGTAAATCAAAAGCATTCAATTCGAGTTCGACCCCGTACCTACGAAAATAGTCCAAATTTAATTTTTCTTTCTGAGGATTGTCCATAACAATTTCTCTCCTTAGAATTATTATATGGTATTACCCAAAAAGATTTCTACGTCCATTGGCCACGGAGCAAGAACATGAAGTGTTTATTGATAGAAACAAAAGACAAAAAACGGTTTATTACGCATGAAAAATATTTGCATCAATTAGTCGAATTTTCAAAAACTTTTGGGGCAAATATCTCAATTATTGAAGCTGAGGGAGTAAACCCGCTAAAAATCGAAGATTTGGTCCCAGCTATTTGCGATCAAAACTACAAGAATCAGCAGTTTAAGTATGAAATACTGGAAACCAAGCTGAGAAGAGAAAAGCGAAACCGCCCCAAAATATTAAAGGCGGCATCTAAAATTCAGGAATACATCTATGGAAAATTCCTGAAAAAAGAAACTGTATCACTGAAAGAATTGAAAAAGCGATTTAAAAGACAAGAATTATCTGATGCGGCATTGTGCAACCATGTCAGGAAAGTGAAAGAAACCCTCGGAAAAGAAGGATTTACCATCCAGAAAGTCGGGGGAGGAATGTATCGAATTCAATAAAGTATCAGCTAATGGAAGACTTGGTCGCTGGGTGCGACTAAGGCTTTCATAGTTTAAATCGGAATTCGATCAATAAGAACAATAAACAAGTAAAGAAACAAAAAAGGGAAGAAGGTTTTATCCTTCTTCCCTTTTTGGGATAAACGAAGGTTACTCTTCGCTTTCTTCGTCCTGTCTTTCGTTCAATTCGTCGTCAATCATTTCATCATCGTAACCAGTTACATCGGTTTCGATAATGTCGCCGCCAACTTGGAATTCGATAGCGGCCATATAAGGCTCTAAATATTCCCGAACTTCTTGTTCGTTCGCCGCATCAATCAATGCTGGGCACTTGTAGAGAAGTTCAATCGGCACGTCGTTGCGTTCAAGTGATGCCTTGAACTTAATTTCGGACCCACCAGCCCAAGGTTCTTTAACGATAAAGTTCCCAGCGCCTTTGATTTCAATCCGGCCAGCGTCCAGCAAACAGGAGAGCAAGCCACTGATTGGATCAATTCCATAGTCAAAGAGGAGTCTAATATTCTCCGCTGAGACAAATGGACGATGAGTCTTGTTCTTTACATTTTTGACGCAGACATTGATCCCAAGGATTTTCTTCTTCTTGGCTGTCAAAGTCTTTTCGATTTTCTTTTGTGTACGAGTCTCAAGACGACAAGAGGCATAGAAAGGCAAAGCGTTACCACCACCAGCAGTTGTCTTAGGATTACCGTACATTACGCCGATCTTATCTCTGGTTTGATTTAAGATAATGACCGTGGCTTCGTGCTTCTCCATCACAGAATTCAATTTACGGAATTCTCTGGAACAAATCTTAGCACGTTCGCCGGGCTGTTCATTACCGCCCACGATCTTCTTGAATTGTTCCTTCGTGTATTTCTCAGGCAATTGCACTTCACGCAATTCACGAGCAGATGGGCTTACGCCAATCGAGTCGTAAACAATAGCGATCTGTGCGTCAGTGCCCTTCTTTTCACGAATATATTCAATGGATATGTACATCTTCTTGAATACGTCCTCAAGCGATTGAGGCGTATGGCGAACAATTTTCTGCAAGTCGCAGTGAGATGCTTTCTTGATGAATTCTTTATTCGCAGAATTTTCGCAATCTTCGAGTACAGGGACACCCTTCTTTCTCTGGCAACCAAACAAAATATTGGTGCCAATAAGAGATTTGCAAGAAGAGTTGGGGCCGTAAATCTCCGTGAGCTTACCACCCGGCACGCCGCCATCAATAAACTTACCACTGCAAATATAGTTGATAGCCAAACTGCCTGTATCAACGAAATATTTGACCGAATCTATCGCATCAAGAATATCGCCACCTGTTTCTTGGGCGAACTCTTGGAAAAAATCCAAATCATCTCCGTCGTTGTTGGCAACGACAGCTTTTTTTCTGGCCATAATTAAACTCCGATTTCTAAAAAAAAAGGGGATGGCTGCAACATTATATTACAGCCATCCCCTTGAGAGACAACCTTACACTGCGTCCAGTTCTTTCATGAAGTCATCGTCAGCAAGCAATTCTTGCTCTTCGGACGACCCAGAAGAACTCCCGGTGGTCTGCGTGACCAACTCTTCACGCACCGAGTCATCCCCTACAACTGCCGCAGCCGAATTGGATGAAACGCCAAGACCAGTAGCATTGCGGAACTCTTCAAGATCATTGTCTTGCTTCGTTTCGCCTTCCTGAACCATTCCAAGATGAACACGCAAAGCGTGCTTCAATTCCTCTTCAGTCTTCACCTTGCGGAGAGCTTGGAGGTCATGAATGCTTTCAAGCCATTTGTCCAAATCTTCGGACGATCCGACAGGAGATTCTGGCTCGAACTTGGAGAAGTCGTAATTCGGGAATTCACGGTTGCCGCTCTTGGTGATCTTTTTGACCACTTTAAAATCACGGCCATTTACCGGGTGAGTAATATCGCCCAAGGGAGCTTCACCAGCGTCCTTGTCGCCAACAATCGCACGCATAATCTTTGCGTGGACTTGCTTACCACAAGAATAAATCTTGGGGCCAACATTCTTGTGAACTTCACCCGTCTTCGAGTCTTTTTCCTGACGAACGATTACGTTGTAGTAATAGCGTTCAACAGGCTTAATGTCTCTGGCTTTGTTTTGAAGAGTTTCAGCTTCTTTGCCACTCAAGCCTTCGGACTTCTGCCAAAGGTCACTGTAATATTTGCAAATAATACAGTCGCCCTTCCATTGAGGAACCTGCTTGCCGTTCCGCTCAATGGTAGAAAGCTCTTTCGGGCAGTGATAGGCCCGCTTCTGCTTGGTGACGGGATTCGTCAAAGTGTGGGTGCGGGTCGCACAATAAAGTTTCGTGCCCTTTTTACGGGGCAAGAATCTCATCAACACGAAGCCCTCACGTTCGGGCATTCTCACGAATTTGGCAAGATATTCTTCGTTGTTGAATCCGGGTTCGGCGTTTACACGCTCGGACTCCATCATCACTTCGTTCATATCCAGCGCTTCATAGGCAGTACTCATTTTCAGTCTTCTCCATAGTAAAAGTAAAGTCTGGAACAAGTAATCGTTAACGTAACAATTTTCGTCAGCGTCTTGTCCACGGGTTTCAGTTATAATTTATATCGGCAACCCAGTCAATCGACTTTAGTTTATTTTTAGAGATTCCTAAAATTTGTAATATACAATCAAACTATCGATGAAATTTGTTATGTACATCCGACTCAAGCAACAAAGCAACAAGGGAGATAAGGTATTCTTCCCTATCACCCTTGTGGAATTTGAGATGTGCCTTAATTTTTTCTTTGGCCGTTACAAAGTCAGTATCATCAGACCAAAGGATATGTAAAAACTTCTTGTGGTCTTCGAGGCTCTTGCCCGAATTGAAAAATCGCATAATGCTCCCTTCCGTGGCAACATTATCTATTCTTCTGAGGGCTTTTCTCCCTCTTTCTGAGCTTGCATCGACAATGCTTTTTTATGAAGAGCGTCTAATTTATCCTTCATGTTCATATGACCTTCAGATTCCAAGTCTTCATTAACTTGCTGCCGTAGGGCTTGTTCTTTGTCATACTCTTCTTCGAGAGCCTTGAGTAATTCAAGGTTTTTCTCGATTTGTGCCTTGGCAGAATCAACACGAGCTTTCTCACGCATCTCTCGAACCAAAGGGTCATTTACAATCGGCATTTGCTTAGGAGATAACTCCCGCTCAAGCATTTCTTTCCTTTTGTCTTCTTTGCGAACAGCACGCATCTGCTCACGACGACGAAGAACACGCTCTTTCGCAACTTTTTCACGCTTCTTCTTCTTTTGAGCAATCTTCTGTTGTTTACTCGGCATATTTTATCTCCTAACAACGGGCATGGAATTATCCTCAATGGCTCCAGACCAATTGAGTTTCCCGCCGTCTCTTTCTTTTTGAGTTTCAGAAAATCCCAATTGTCGATCAGCTAACAATTTTACATTGGCTGGTATGAAATAAATATCGGAAACATTTTGCTGACGCCCAACATCATCAACGATTTTGAGTATTGAAACGGCACCTATCTGTTCCCGCCCATAGACAGGATACTTCTTATCAGGGGTAAGCCTCAAGCCCTTTTTCTTAATCTCTGGCATTTGTGGCAATTCCGGCGAGAATATCACCATGTCTATCGGTCGGCCCAAATCTCCCGTTGCGGCGGAATCTTGAACTTGTTGAATACGACGCTCTTGGGGAACAGCTACAGCATTTTCTGGTACTTCGACAACTTGTTGAACGATGAGGCTTGATGCTTGATCAAATAAGAATTTGCGATTTTTAATCACCACGCCGCCATTGGTTTCCTTAAAGCTAATTTGCTTGCGGGAAAGCTCAACAATATCTACATCGACAACAAATATGTCTCGCCGAGCAAGCTGCGCCATCACAGCTCCGGCCAATTTTTCCAGTGGGACTTCATCGAAAGGATCACCCACATTTTTCTTCAAAGACTTCAACTCTTCTTTATCGTAGCCGCCATCTTTTCGCTCATGATATTTGTAAGTAACTTCGTACCCCACGTTATTTTTCTCCTTCTGCATTTAATCTTGCTTGTATTGCGTCTTCCACATTTTTAATGCCATAGATTTGTCCAATTATTCTCCTTCATCTTCGTTGTAATCGAGTGTGTCTTCTACAAAATTAGACAAAGTAATCGAACCATAAAATGCCGCATTCGTAAGTTTTTTATTGTACCGAATCAGAATACCCTTTTCGGTCAAAGTGAAAGGCAAATAAGGTGAATAAATGTAACCAGTCACATAATGATTTTTGGGATTTTTGTAACCCAACAAAATCTTTTCTTGAGGCACATCAAATTCGTAAAGTTCCCAACGGTCCCCCACGAACGGTTTCAAAAGCTCGCAGACCTTCGGATGCGCTACAATCCATGTAGCCTCATTCGGCGTCTTCGTGCCGATATATGCACTCATTCCCTCAACCAAGGAAAATAGCTGCTCTGGGGTTTGATAAACACAATCCTTGTTATTACAAATTGACAATAAATCACCAACTATCTCTTTGTTGATTTCGTGGGTATACTCTTCAGAATAATTCGAGGTTGCTTCAGCCTCCGCATCAAGTCCCAACTTGTAAGTTTGACCTCTATATTCTAAAACCCGAATACGACCGTTTTCTACCTTCGTAGGCTTTGGACCGTCCCAAGGAAGAGCAACAAATCGAGTTCTTACCGACGATGGAGCAGAACGAACACGCATATCCTCATTGACAAAATAAACGAAATCTTCTGGTTTGCGTGTAGTCTGAATGGAAACCAAATTGAAACCCAAGAAATCTTGATTGAATACCCTACGGATTATAGGAATACTGCACCGCTTCCATTGAGCGGTTTGATAAGCATCGTCCTGATATTGTTCATTCAAAAGCCGCTGATTTTCAAGTATTTCTGAAACTTGCCGGGCGATAAAAGGGTCTTTGATCCCCCACAATAAACCTGTCACGCTCCACTTTTTGCAATTCTCGTAACAACCTTTAATGTATTCTTCTGCAAAATTCATATTGCGAAGCAAGGCCATCTCTTCTTTGATCAATTCATCCATATTATCCTCATTTTTGTAAAATGCCTGTGCCATACCGAGTTTCAAAGAACAAAGGTGGGTGATTCACACTTTCGCTAAAAGCAAAAAACGCATCGCTCGCAGATTCATCCCGCTTAACATACTCAGTCACAATAAAGCCATTCTCAGCTACAAAAGGCCACATATACTCCAAATGAGCCAAATGATCGTCATAAGTCATTTCTTCATTGATGATGACCATATCCCATTTAATTGGTGATATTTTCTCCACAAACTCGTTATCGTATACATTATTTATGTAGAAGTCTATACTTCCTTTATAATTCAATTTGATGTTGTGGAGGCCCATTCTGGGGGAATAGTATTCTTTGCTTTCGGGACGAAATGCTATGATATATTCTACGGTCTTGCAAGACTGTAGAAAACTGCCTTCGAGCAGCCCCAGCCCAAAATTAAGAGAAAGCATATTCTTGGGGGATAAGAATTTTCCTAAATGATAGTAAAAAGGTGCATATCTTGGATCAGAATAAGCCGGTGAGCGACGACAGGACTCATTCACCATCGCCATACGATCTAAAAGAACTTTGCCACCCACATATTCTTTATCTAAAAAAACAGAAATTTTTCTTTGAACATCCAATAAATCAATTTTTTCCATAATACTATAATAGAGTCAGGAAAGCGTTAAACATGAACAATCGTTTTGATTTCTTAGTTGTAGGGTCGGGATTTTTCGGAGCCTCATTTGCAAGAACAGTTAAAGACGCAGGAAAGACTTGTCTTGTAATCGAAAAAAAAGATCATATCGCTGGGGCCGCACACGACAAACAAGTGAATAACTATTTTGTTTCTTCGTATGGGGCACACATTTTCCACACCCATAGCAAAGAAATTTGGGACTTTATTCACCAATTTGGTAAATTTTTGCCCTTCACCAATCGCCCCAAAGTTGTAACCGGGGACCGCATCTTCTCCTTCCCAATCAACTTAATGACGCTCCATCAACTCTGGGGAGTCAAAACACCAGAGGAAGCTCGCCGCAAACTCCAAGAAGTAACCGCTCCCTATAAAGTCAATCACCCAAAAAACTTTGAAGAATGGGCATTGTCGATGGTAGGCGAAGAAATATACAAGACATTTTTCTATGGATACACAAAGAAACAATGGATGAAAGAACCAAAAGAACTCCCATCTTCCATTATCCAAAGATTGCCAATTCGTCTCACCTACGACGAGAATTATTTCACCACTCAATATCAAGGTATGCCTGCGGAAGGATACACCAAGATCGTTGAAAATATGCTTGACGGAATCCCCGTCGAAACAAACATAGATTTTCTAAATGATAAAGACAAATGGTTTAATCTTGCAAAAATGATAGTTTACACTGGCCCCGTGGACGCATTATTCAATTACGAGTACGGGGAATTAGAATACAACACACTAATGTTCAAACAAGAAAAAAAATACGGGGACGTTCAAGGGAACGCAGTGTTAAACCACGTCTCCGAAGATGTACCTTACATCCGATCAATTGAATACCGTCACTTCTACAAGCAAGGTGAAGCAACCAAACACTATAACCTAAATTTGGACACAGAACTAAGCATTATCTCTTACGATTACCCAATTTCTTACAAAGATAATCCCGACCCTTTATACCCAATTCGAGACGACAGAAACTCTGAGATTTATGAAAAGTATGCTAACTTAAAAAAGAATCAACCCAACCTGATTCTGGGTGGCAGGCTGGGAGAATACAAATATTTAGACATTGACCAATCAATGGCGTCGGCAATCACTAAAGCTAAAAAGGCAATACAATGTATGACGTAGAATTTCACATAATGTGTTCTGAGAAAGAAGCCTTCAAATACAGACTAGAAAACTTTCTCAATTATGGCATTCACAACTGTAATAAATTCAAAGTTAAAATGGTCTTGCTTTTACAAAAACCAATCGGCGAATTGGAAGAAGAAATCAAAAAATTTCAAAAAGACAATTTACACTTTGAAATAATACGATTCAACCATGATGATCCTTCTTTCAAGAAATTCACTTATCTGTCGGAAATAGTCCCTAAGCGATTGGAAGAAGCACGATGGTTCATCGGCATGGACGAGGACACAATTACAGATATTGATGCCCTAATTGAACATCTCGATGAAGATTATGATTGGCAGGAAAAACACTATGTTTCTACCAAACCCATGAATAATGTCCAG